AGCAGTGCCTTTGTGAAGAGAGAAGCCCAATATCCTAAACCCAACCAACCCCCGGATCAGTTTAAACCACGAACGATTCAAGGAGGAACACCCCGGCTTAACGCTGCCGTCGGACCATTTTTCCATGAAGTGTCTAAGCAAATGGCAAAGAAATTTAATATGAGAACTAAGATTTGCTACACTTCTGGATTGACGGGCGAAGACCTTGGCAAGTGGAGAGAAGAAGTTGGCAATTGTTTTGGCAACGTTTACTTAACGCTAATCGAGGTTGATATGTCCGCCTATGATTCGACTCAGCGTACGGGCTGCTATGAATTGAGAAACATCTTATACACCAGATGTGGCATTGACGACTACCACGATGGACGTGCTAGAACTGCCTTTAACATGATGGACCGAGCTTTCGGTTACGCTGGCAAGCGTGGGACGACTATCAAGTTTAGCACCCCAGGAACCCAGCGTAGCGGAAGCCAGGACACTTCATGCGGCAATTCAGCCATCAACGGAGGGTGTCTCAGCTATGCCTTGGAAACATCATTGTCCAAGATCCTCGACACGGACATTAGTTGTACTCCTTTGTACCAAATGTTGGTGTTGGGTGACGACAATCTCATAGCCCTGTCTTGTACATTAAATGATGCCGACAGAACCGCCTTGAAATCGTTAATGTACGCTACCTTATCACGTCTCGGGTTTAAACCAAAAATAAAAGTAAAAGAAAATTGGCATGAAGTTGAATTTTGCTCCAGTTTATTTTGGCCTGTCGACAATACTTATGTCCTCGGGCCTAAAATCGGAAGGAGACTGCCAAAAATCGGTTGGAATTTGCGCAAATTGTCACAAGGGGAAGTAAAAGGCATGCTTCTCGGCGCTAGATTGGAATGCTCCGGAATACCAATACTAGAAGACTATGTCGAGCGTTGTCTGAAATTGCTGAATGGAGTTAAAGCAAAAGAATACAACGACACGAGAAAGATGTATAAAAGTATGGCCGAACTGCCACACAAACGCAACGAAGAGACTGACGCGTTTTTTGTGGCACGCTACGGCATACATCCTTCTCTATTCATAGAGCAATATCACCGTATCAGTCATCCATCGGAATACGCATCGTGTGACTATTTTCCGATGCTTGACCTGCTCTATGAAATAGATGTCAACCAGGCGTAGGTTGACCCGGCTCCAGAACAAAATGTTAACGAAAATTAAAAAGAACGCAAACCATTTGTTTACTAGAAATTGTGGAGGTTACTGGTCAGATGGAAAATTCCAACCAAGTGTTGGTTTTCCCGGATATAGAAGGGACAATTTGGCTGATAAAGCTTGTGCTGGGCACGACCATTGTATGCATTATGCTAATACAAATTTCGATCGTCTTCAGTGTGACGTCGCTTTTGCGAACGAACTCACCGGACAATCGTTAATTGGAGATGCTTATGTATACATGGTCACCCATTACAATCCATATCTCAGCCAATATAAACCAAAACGAGTAAGTTCAATCCCTTTATCCGATAGATCAGATTACCCATCTGACTATTCTGGCCCCTACATTCCAAATATGCCTTTTTATGACCCACTACCTTTGGACCTCAATCCTGGACTTCGCGGCACTCCTGTCTATGACAGTGGTCGCAGCGGTGATCCTGGTGGTCGAGCTTTTACGCCAACTATTGTTCCTGACAAGACGTTGCCTTACAAGCCTAAGCGAACCACACCCACGACAAAAAATGAAGAAAATCGTGAGGATTATTCTAAAGCCGTGGTCATATACAAGGCGCAAAAAAGTAAAAACAACGATGGTCCACCCCAAGGCGACATGCAACATGTCAAATCGTTAACATCACTCCTGAACAACAAAAACGCAAGGAAAAGAATTAAGAATAAAAATAAAAATGACAAGAAGAAGTCAAAGAAACAAGAGACTACCACCAGTTTCGAGAATGACAATGGCTCCGGTATCCATCGGAAACAGCATCAGAGGAACCAAAAATTCCGTAAGAAGCCTTAAAGATGGTTGCCGTGTCATTGGCAGAGACCTAGCTTTTTCTCTACAAGCCACCAACGCCTCCATAACCAATTGGACGCCTATTGGTGGCGCCCCACTGGCCCCAGCTGCTTTCAGTAGTTCGATTATACGTAGCTACACGCAAATGTTCAATAAATTCAAAATCAATCGTATTGTTTTTCATTACATTACTAGCAGTTCTACGGCCCAAGCGGGGGATGTGATGTTTTATCACGAGAAGAATCGAACTGACTCGTTTCCTGATTTCTCCAACGCAAGCTTCCTTCCTTTTGTATTGTCGGACGCAGATACCGTCATTGGACCACAATGGACCAATCATTCCGTTGAGTTGAGACCTACGGATGCTTACAATAGTACTGATTATGGTACAAATTCTGATATCAACGATGAATCATCGGGTTCAATATTCGTTTTTAGCAAAACGCCAACAGCCAATAGCCCTGGCTACGTGCTCATGGATTATGACATCTCTTTTAAAGAGCTGAGTTTAAATCCTAGAGCTGGCATTTTACCAAATCCGAGAATCCCATGGTATATGACGTCATTTGGTATCGGAAGTGCAGCCATCACTGCTGGCAACATAATTAGTCTACCAGTCCTTGGCCCAAAGTACGACGGCAATCCAGCCACTCCGCCTAGTGGCGTTGTAGATGGTGAGATATACAAGGTTATTCTTGATGTCACTAATGCACGCACACTTAGCACGTGGACCAACTGTACCCCTGCAAATCTGATAGCATTTCGGGGTTCAGGTGGAGACACGCGTCAAGCATATACAATTGATGATGGATTTACTTGCTTCTGCGAATATACTTTGGCTAGCAATGAGTATCGATTTTATCCTACTCTAACTGCTGCCATAGCTGATTCAAATCCACTTGTGTTTGGTGTTTCAGCCACAGTGTCATTCAACTTATCATGCTGGATAAGTTTAGTGTTCAATCGAGCCCAATCAACTCAGTCAGCATACTGAGCGTGTTCAATTACGTAAAATTGACTGTTCATACATGAATAAATCCAATATGCACAGTAGTCACATGGAAGGTGCCTAAGAAGAAGCGAAAGTTCTTGC